ATTAAGAACGTCGTGAATCTCGAGAATTACACGATAGAGGCCGAAGTGGGGGGGAAGTGGTATCACTGGGGCCCGCGAGGGTTCAAGGATGATACGGTCAAACTGTCCGCGGGCGATGTCGCGCGGCTTGCGCGTCTTCCCGTTGGGAAGCATCTCAAGGTCGGAGGGTAAAAACTATGAGGCGATTAGGAACCTATGGGGAAAATCTCGCCACGAAAAAGGTCGCGTCGGTAACGGCGGCAGACTTCACCCAGGCGGGCATGGTCGCGCACTGTGAAAGGAAGTTCAACAGGGCCTACACGGTAACGAAGACCTCGGACGCGGCGCTTATCTTCGGCCTTCAGACCGATGCGTCAAAGTACGGGTGGGACGCGATAAACGGCTTCTTCGCGAATCTTCGCGGGAAAGAGGGAAGCCTTTCGATCGTTTCCCCTCCTGGAGCGAGCGCGGCCCAGGCGACGGCCACGGTAAACAACCAGGCGACGCCGACGCCGGCCGGACTCCTCACGATATCCGCCGGGTACAAGGAAGAGGCGGAATTCGGTGTTTCCGGGAACCGGACGGGCTACACGATTGAGTCGGGTAATGCGTTCGTGTCAGGAGTTACCACTCTCCCGTCGGGCGGAGCTATGAAGACGATCGTGCTTCAGTCGGTTGTCGGTATCAGAGTCGGCGACGTTCTGGTTCTGTCCAAGACCGGCTACTCCGAAGCGCACTTTGTAACGGCGGTGGACGAGGGCGCGAAGTCCGTTACCTGGACCGACGCCGATTACGCCGGAACCGGAGTGGCGGCAGACTTCACCGCGGCGGTCCTTGGCCTGAAGATTCATACTTGGAGGAAGAGCCAGAAGGGCGTCGTAACGGAAGTAGACGTCGCGATGGGGAAGAAGTGGGTCACGCTGAACAGCGGAGACCCGGAGCGGTATATCTCCACGATCTTCAAGCAGTCAAGCTACCTGACCATTACGGTCCTTTCGCCGACGGCCACTACTGCGGCGCTTACCTATCCTGCGGCGGTCACGACCGTGGCCTTCCTTGCGGGAGGGCTCGACGGTACCCTGGCGGCGAACGCGAGCGACTGGGCGGCCGTGTACGCGCTTTGGGATAACCTACCCGTGCGGTTCCTGGCGAATCCCGAGACGGCCGTAGCGGCCAATCAGGCGGCCCTCGAGGCCTACTGCGTAGGGCGGGAGGACAATCCTATCGCCATTCTCAACGGGGCGATGGACCTGGACAAGGCGGGGGCGATTGCGGCCGGCCAGGGGTTCCAGCGGTCCGACGAGGTTGACGGGATATACGTCCACAACTGGCTCCAGGTCGGCGATCCCTTCGCAAGCTCGGTAACGGCCCCGTATCGCAATGTACCGAGTGTCGGGCATACGATGGGCGCGGCAATCGAGGCGATCCAGACTCTTGGTATCCACTCGATCACGGCCAGGAAGACCCGGGCACTTGTAGGGGCGATGGATGTCGTCGGGGAACAGGCGCTTGACGATTACGACAGAACCGACCTCGCCGAGGCCGGAGTCAACGTCATTCAGAACATTCCCGGACGCGGCATTGTCATCCGGAACTGGTTCACGCCCTCCACGGCGCCCGAATTCCGGTTTGGGAACGCGCTCGCGATGCGCAACTACATCAAGATATCGGGAGTTGATTCCCTCCAGGACTCGGAGAACACGCCGAACGATATCGGCCATGTCCGGGAAGACCGGTCGGCAATGCTCCAGTTTATGCACCGCCTTTGGCTGTATGGATCGAATGGCAACGCCCCGGAGGGGGAAACCTTCGGACAGTACGAAAAAAGCGATGGCTCAATGTCGGAAGAGGCCGAGGCTTACGAGGTTATCGCGGACGCGACCAACAACCCCGTGGCGAGCCTTCAGGCCGGGAACCGGGATATTGATATCTGGTTCATGTTCCCCGCACCCGCTGGGTCGATCAAGGTCGGCGTCGGGCTCAGGTACAAGACGAATAGTTAAGGAGGAAGCCGATGCAGAATAACAGCGTTGCGCAGAAGGCGCGTATAATTTACGAGGGAGAAGAGGTCCCGGGCCTCGTTAGTATCGGGGAGATCCCCGAGGAAGACGATGCCATCTCCGTCCCTGGGTTCCAGATCATCCGGAGTATCCGCACGGGAGTACGGAAGATGCCCGAGATCGAGCTGAAATACGAGGCCCGCAGGAACACCAATACCAGGTCATTCCTTTCGGACTGGTATCGCAAGAAAACTGCGAAGGACGTCACGGTTATCTACTGCGATGCCGACGGAGTGGAATTCGCGCGGTATCTTTGGTCCCAGGTTGAGTGCCGAAAGCACGTCCTCCCGGAAACCAATCACGAAAAGATCGATTACTCGAACATAAAGGTAACGGTCATGCCCTACGACATAACGGAGGTCGTCTGAAATGAAAGCCGGAATCCCGATTCTCCTTGACGGAAAGACTTTTGCCGAGTTTGAACCGAAACAGCCGACCTCCACGAACGTGGCGAAAGCCCGCGCAGAGGCCGAGTTTAGCGGTTATTCGGCCCTGGTCGAGTGGGCGGCCGGCTCGTGCCGGCGGCTTATTTCTTCCGAGGGAGACGTGATCGAAGACGAAAAGGAAATCCGGAGGGCCCTTCTTGGGGCCCCGTTTCAGACCTGCCTTCAGGTAGCCATCCAGGGCGTCGTGGAAATGACGCATGATGACGGCCTTGAGGGTGTTTCTGTCTGCCCGGTATGCGGCAAAAAACACCGTCAGACGCGCGAGGCGGGGCAGGAACGGGTCTTGGACACCAGGGACCACATAAACAGACAGCCGGTGCAGAGTCCCGACGATTTGGAGGGGTTCTCCCTGGAGCTACAGGACCCGATACCGATCGAGGCGAAGGGCGGCAGGGAAGGGGATAGGTCCTGGACCGTAAGTTCTATTCGGCTTCGGTGGCCGACGATGAAGGACTGCCAGAAGGGGTCCGTGCAGGCGAGGGGCGAGCCGGAGCTTGAGACGCAATTCATCCTTTCGGAGGCCCTTGTCGAGGTAAACGGCGAGACCGTGGACGCGACGTACCGGAGTACATTCGGACGGGCGATTTTCGGGAAAATGAGCGCGGGGGACGATATGCGGCTTTCCAGGGTGTTGAACAGCGTCGGGATATCCCCGAAAGTAAACCGGGAGTGCCCCCATTGTTTCTACGAGTGGACGGAGGCCGTCAACCTCATGGGTTTTTTTTACTCGGCGCTGGGCCCGAGAAACTGATTCAATGCGCCTTCCCGTGGTGGCCCTACGGGTTGGCGTTTGACTTCGGGCTCGAGGACTTGGTTCTCGCCGGGGTGAATATCTCGATGGCGACGATGGGCGGGCTGTGTTATTCCGATATTGCCGCGTTGCCCTGGTCGATCTTCAGGGACGTGTGCGATCGGCTTGAAAAGAAGGAATCAACATGAAAGACGCGAAATTCACCTTTGACACGAAACCGTTTACGGAAGCCCTCAAGGGAATGGGGGCGCAATTCGAGGGCGCTATGAATAGGATGGTCGGAAAGGCCGCTGTTCTCGGCGCCTCGTTTCTTTCCATGCGGGCGATGTTGAATAAGATGCCGGAGGTGGGCCAGGCCTTCGGTATCGCGAAAGATATCTTCATGACCAACTTCACTTGGCCATTGCGGCGTCAGATAATGCCGCTCCTTCAGAAAATGCTCGATTGGGTCCGGGATCACCGGGCCGCTTTCGTTAAGTGGGGCGAGGTAGTAGCCAACATTTTCCGTGTGGTATGGAAGGTTGGGAAGCAGCTCTTCGAGACGTTGAGCAAGATCGGGAAAATGCTGTTGACGACGCTTTTCGGCCCGTTCGATGTCGGAAAGCGGAAAATCGAGGACTTCATAAACCTGCTGACCTTCAAGGTCGCGGCGGTAGCGATATACCTTTCGACGGCCTTCGAGGAAGTAATCATCGGCGTAATGCCATTACTGGAAGGGATAAAAACCTTCGCCGAGGGCATGATCGACGTATTCAAGAGCTTCGGTGCAGGCGTCATTACCGGATTCGATACCAAATCACTCAAGGATTTCAGCGACGCGCTCGGAACCCTCCTCGAGGCGATCGGCAAGTTTATGGGTAGTAGTACGGTTAATGACTTCGCGTATAACTTCGGCATATCCGCAGGGAAAAACATACAGCTTTTGGTCGACACCCTGACGACCCTTGTAAACGTACTCAATGGTATAGCGACAGGAGAGTGGAAGCCGTTCACGGAGTCTATAACCAAAGTCGGTCGATTCTTTTCCGATCCCGTTGCGATAACGTTGGGTGGGTATAAGAAAAGAGAACTGGAATTAGTCGAAGTCGCGAAACAGAACCCAACGAGCAAAGGGGCATGGCAAGACCTGATCGATTTCCAGCGCGAAATGGAAAAAGAATTCCCTGGATTCGGCTATGAAAAGATGGCGGAAGGGAATAAAAAGCTCGCGCTCGAGAAGGGCGTGAAGGTCAACGACGCGATAATTACGAAAAATGGACAGGTAGTGCGGCCGGCAAACGATGATTTTATCATCGCGACGAAAAGAGACCCATTCAAGGCCTCGCCGGGAAGATCCGTTGCCCCGCAGATGCAGGTACAGGTACAGGCGCCCGTGACGGTGTACGTGACCGAGGGCGATGCAGAACAGGCCGGGGTCAACTTCTCGCAGGGCGTTGTACGCGGGTTCCGCGCGACGCTGAACCATAGCCAGCTTATTGAGGGCGAATAAATGGATTTAATGAAAATGCTTTCCAGCCTTCCGTGGTGGATGTTCGACCTCGGTACGAAGCAGTTGATAACGTCGGGGACGATCCCGGAGGGGTCAATCTCCGATAAGAAGGCGGTAATAATAACCGAAACGCCGATACCGGGCCGGAACTTTCAGCCGATAGCGAGCGGGGGAAACGGTAATCGCAAGGTGTCGTTCAAGCTCCCGATATTAAGCCGGACGGTCGCAATAGGAGATGTCGGTCTCATAAAGCAGTTCGAGGCGTTGAGAAATCAGAGCCGCGGACTGTTTGGCTTGCGGCCGAAGGGCCAGTTTGCGCAGAATCCCAAGGTCCTTTATTCGTGGGGGATCGGGTCCCTACCTCTCGAGTGGTACGTCTCGAGATGCGATTTTGACAACCGGGCCGACATGGTGAACCGGGCGGGGATGCCGCAGTATACGATGGTCGATATCGAATTGATTCTTGACGAGACGAGCAAGTTGTATATCGCGGAAGAGGCCTTCCGGTCAGCGATGATCCTTACCGGGATGTCACAGGGCGCGACCGGGATAATTGTCCCAGGGAGGGCGTAATGCGATATAACGACGTCGAGACGGTGTTGTTTCCCGCTCCTGATGGAAAGACTTACGAGTTGAAAGCTGTCCGTCCGCGCCCGGGCCGGTCGGATGATTCGGTCAAGGTCGAGTGCTTGCCTGGTACTTTCCTCGATGAAATAGCTACCAGGGCGGAGTCATACGGC